AACGAAAACGACATGGATATTCAGCGGCAGCCCTACATCCTGATCCGCAAGCGTATGCCGGTGATAAATGCTCAGGAACTGGCAGAAAGTTACGGTGTAAGCAAAGACCAATTGCAGGCGCTGATCGGCGACAATGACACATTGGAAGAGGCCGGCGAGGCGGCAAAACAGGAAGTGGACGATATGGTAACCATCGTCTACAAGATGTACAAGACGAAGGGAACGGTCCATTTCTCTATTGCTTCTCGTTTTGTGGAGATTGCCAAGGATAAGAACTTAGGCATTACCCGGTATCCCGTTGCACACTTCGTGTGGGAGGAGAAGAAAGGCTCTGCCCGGGGTGAAGGTGAAGTGCGGCAACTGATTCCCAATCAGTTGGAAGTGAATAAAACACTGATGCGGCGTCTTATGACGGCAAAGCAGCAGGCATATCCCAAAACTGTGGCGGATACCTCCAAAATTGACAACCCCAAGCAATTAAGCGCAGTAGGCGGTGTGATCTATACCAAAGGTCAGACGGTGGATGATGTGCGTAAGGTAGTGGGAACACTGCCGCCGGCGCAGATGTCCCCGGATGTGAAGCAGATTCAGGATGAACTGGTGCAGGTAACACGGGACTTGGCAGGCGCCGGCGATTCGGCGACCGGTCAGATCAACCCCGAGACCGCCTCCGGCCGGGCGATTTTGGCGGTTCAGCAGGCATCGCAAGCGCCTATGACGGAACAGAAGGAGACTTGCAAGGACTTTATCGAGGACTTCGCAAACATCCAACTGGAGTACTTGATCGCCTATTCGGAAAACGGCATCAATTTGGAGCAGGCTGTAACGGGTCCCGACGGGGAGGAATTGTACCAAATCGTCAATGTGCCCCAGAGCGTGCTGAAGCAGTTGCAGGCGGCGGTGAAAATCGACATTACGCCCAAGAGTGTTTATGACAAATTCGCGCAGGAACAGACCATTGAGAATCTGTTGATACAGGGATTCTTCAATCCTCAGCGGCTGAACGAGCTGGAGGCATATGTGGAGGCGCTGGATGATGATGCGGTGGCACCGAAACTGAAACTCAAAGCCATTATTAAACGGATCCGGCAGACCCAGCAGCAGATCGCACAGATCGAGGCGCAAAGTCAGATGATGCTGCAGAGGGGTAATCAGTTCCTAAGCGGGGACATGCAGAGTCAGCAGGCCCAGATCGCGGCGATTATGCGACAGATGGGTCAAACAGCATAAGGAAAGAGCGGCCGAAGGGCGACAGCACACCGAAAGGAAAATGCGGACGAGCAATGCTCGCCCCTACATGGGGAGGGGATTGCCACGGCAGTGTGCGCACTGCCTCGCAATGACCGAAAACAGGTTGCCTGAAGGCTGTTTTTTAATTGCCCAGACAGGGATGGCGTAAAAAGCTCTTGGATGAGGTGAAACAACACCTGAACAAAAATAGGAGGAATTATCAATGGATGAGACCAAAATCGTGGAGCAGGACGGCGCAGTGGTTGACAACACCCAAACTGTGGCGGAGGGCTCCGAGCAGCAGCAGGTAGAACCTGCTGCACAGCCGGAAAAGACATTCACACAGAAAGAAGTGGATGCGCTGATGGCCGGCAGAATTGCACGGGAGCGGAGCAAGAACGAGCAGGAGATCAAACGGACATACGGCCCGTTGATGGACGTTCTGAGCGCCGGTACCGGCAAGACGAACCCGAGGGAAATTGCAGAACATCTGAAGACCTACTACCAGGGCAAGGGCGTGACCCTTCCGGAGCAGCCGGCTTTCTCCGAAAGAGACATTGCGATCCTGGCCCAGGCAGATGCAAAGGAGATCATTGGCTCCGGTGCAGACGAGGTAAACGATGAGGTGGCCCGGCTGGAAAAGTTGGGTACCGACGGCAGAAGTCCCAAGGAAAATGCGTTGCTCCGTGTTCTGACCGAGCATCAGCAGGCCCAGCAGCGGCGTGCTGATTTTCTTAAGCACGGCTTGACTGAGGCAGAAATTGAAAGCAAGGACTTTCAGGAACTGCTCGGCATTTGCAGCGCATCTACTCCCGCTGAAAAGATCTGTGAGCATTATCGCTTGCTGCATCCCAAGCAGGATATTCAACCGATGGGCAGTGTGAAGAACACGCCCACAGACACAAAAGGCATTAAGGACTACTACACCCCTGAGGATGTGGACAGGCTTACTGCCGCGGATTACAAGAACCCGAAGATCATGGAACGGGTTCGGGAATCTATGCTCAAATGGCCTAAAAACAAATAAATCGAAAGGAATGATTAAAAATGGCTGGTAATTTTAAACCCATGTACTGGTCTCAGTACTGCGAAACTGAACTGAAGAAGGAACTTGTGCTTGCAGGTTGGTGCGACTACAAGTTCGAAGGTGAGATCACTGCCGGCGCACGGCTGAAAATCGTAGGTGCAACAAGACCTACCATTCAGAAGTATGTCCCCGGCCAGGATCTGCAGATCGAAAATCTGGGCGACAACTCCCAGTATCTGGACATCACCGAGTATGACGCTTTTGCGTTTGAGGTGGATGATGTGGATAAGGCACAGTCCATTGCCGGTTATCTGGAGACCCAGTTTGACGAGGCAAAGAACGCTTTGGCAGAGAGTGCCGATGCCTTCGTGGGCAAGCAGGCAAAGAATGCCAACAAGAACATGATGTCCGCATCCACCGATTTGAGCGCTTTGGACAGTTTCCTGGCGCCCATCGACGCAGCGCACATCAAGTTGTATGAGAACAATGTTTCTCAGAAGACAGAACTGGCTGCGGATCTGTGCCCCGAGCACATTGTGGGTCTGCGCAGAGAACTGGCTTCTCTGTTCACCGAGAACGTGGAGTACGTCAAGCGCGGCGCCGTTGGCAAGTATGCCAACACCTACCTGCGTATGTCCAACAACCTGTATAACGACGGTGTGGACACTTACGAGATGATCCGCACCAAGAAGGCGATCGCTTTCGCCAACCAGATGGAGAAGATGGAGACCGCCCGGAAGGAAAAGGGCTTCGCCGACATCATCAAGGGTCTGCACGTATACGGTGCAAAGCTGGTGCGCCCCAAGGAACTGTTCGTTATCAAGGCTCACTAATGAGAAAGGAGAAAGAAAATGGCAGTTAAAGTTATGACCCCCGTAAAGGGCGAAGTGAATGAGATCACCGGTTTTGCTTTTGAGGCAGCCACCACGGCAAAAGATGGCCTGCAGGTGCAGCTGCCCCGGACAACCGATGAGTATGTTGTGGTTTTGGTGCAGAACACCGACACTACAAATGCCTATGACTTTACCGTCAAGGCGCCTGCAAACGGCTCTTATGCTGCTTCTGACAGCGATGAGACCCACAATTTGGCAGCCGGTGCGTTTGCTATCTTCCGCTTTGAAAGCGCAAGATGGGCAGAGAAGGACGGCACTATGCTGTTCGTGCCTGCCAATGTAGCGGTGAAAGCAGCAGTACTTTACTAAGAGAAAAGGGGACGGAACTTCCGTCCCCTTTTTTACCATACCAGGGGCAAAAGCCGGTTCGACTCCGGCAGGTATGAAGGAGGTTAAATTATGAAACAGTTAGAAAGTTTGGAAAAATATGTGATCGTGCCGAATGTGGGTTTCTATGGTGGTTTCAAGTATGACGGGGAAGACATTTTCCTGTGCGATGACCACGACACGGATGAGGAGTACGACTTCAAGGTGACCCAGAAGATCAAAAACGGCGTACTGATCACGGACATGGCGCGGACATATACGCGGAAAAACGGAAAGAAGGTAACCGAGCAATCCCATCAGGAGGTGGAACTGGAACAGGGCCAACTGTTGGTGTATGTGCAGGGTATGGGATTTACCATTCCGGAATACAGAATGTGCCCGGTGGATGAGGCCATCGGACAGTATGAATTGCTGAAGGGGTGAGGGTATGTTTGCGATTAACAAAGAAGATTTGACCATGGAATGCACCAGAGGCGATGCTGTGGTGTTCTCTGTGGGCGCAAAGAGAAACGGCGCGGACTATCTTTTTCAGCCGGACGATGTAGTCCGGTTCTCGGTATTTGAGAGAAAAGACTGCTCTAAGGTGGTTCTGCAGAAGGATGTCACGGTTACGGAAGAAACGGGCCTTGTGGAGATTCGGCTGACGGGTGAAGAAATGAGAATCGGCCCGGTTATCAGCAAGCCGGTTGAATACTGGTACGAGGTGGAAGTGAATCCCGAGACATATCCGCAGACGATCATCGGCTATGACGAGGGTGGCGCGAAGGTACTGAAACTGTACCCGGAAAGCGAGGTGTGAATATGGGCGGCGTATTAACAGGAACGTTATCCGGTGGCGGCGCTATGACCGGCAGTATGGCTGCCGGTATGGTGGCGAACAAGAAACCGGGTACATATACGGTTACACCGGAAACGCTGGCAAAGATCCTGAAGATGGCAGAGCCGGGGGCGACAATCAAATTATCTCCCGGCGAGTACGGCAGGATCGACCTGCACGGGCAGAATGCATATCCTGAGGACTGCACATTTATCGGCTGCGAGGGTGCTACCGTGGCAGGTGTGTCCATTACCAGTGGCGTGATCAGCGATACTTTGCAGGCAAGCGCAGACATTTCGAACGCTATCCTGCCGCAGGGTTTGACCTTTGAAGGGGTTGCCTTTACGGATAGTTTTTGCTTGAGGAATGCCAGAGTGGACAACTTAACGCTTGATAAGTGCGTCTTTGGTGAAAAAACCAATATCAGCATTTCTCCCGAGTGTTTTGTGGATGCCTATGGCGATGACAGATATTCTGAAGTTGCTGGCAACGGGTCTATCTACAGATTCCCTTATGCACACCTTGGTCAAAAAAACTTGGTGATCCGGAATTGCGAGCTGGCTGATGCTACCGGTACGCCTCAGTATGAGGACGGTCAAGCCAGCGCGATCAATGTTATCGGCGTGGATGGTGTTACCGTGTATCACAACACAACCGGTGGCGGCTTTAACGGTATTCAAGTCGGTGGACAGATAACAGAGTATGGGATCCGGTCACGCGGAAAGGTGTCGATCACAAAGAACACTGTCAAGAACACACAATCCCGTGGAATCAATGTGCACAGTATTTACGGTGGAGAGGCAACCATTGCTGAAAATGCGCTTACGTCTATTAACCACGCTGATAAAATCATTGTGCGTTACAGCGAAAACACGACCCTCACCTGGGATGTATGGGCTGAAAATGCCACCTACAGCAAGCCGAATACCTGTGATGGCAAAGCCATTTATGTTGGCTCGGGCATTGTTGTAGGGAGAGCGTTCAAAAGAACACGGTGGATGCCATTCTTAAGGGCGCAGAGGACTATGTAGACCAAGCGTCCGTATTGGGCAACAGAAGCGACGCCATATCCCAAGGACTTGGACAGGTGGGAGCGATCATACTGACCGGCGGTGCGGCCGCAGGTTTGGGAACTGCTGGTGCAACGGCAGTAACAACGGCTGTAACAGGTCTTAGCGGTATGGGCAGCGGAATGAGCCAAGCGTATCAAGCAGGCGCAACAGACGGCGAGGCGCTTGCCTACGGTGCCATTGCCGGCACAGCAGAGGCCATGACGGAATTTATATTTGCCGGTATGGGCAAAAGCGTCAAAGCCCTTGGATTCAGTAAGGGTTTATCCAGCGCGGATGACATACTTGCCAAAAAACTGTCCAGTAAAATCTCCAGCCAGTTAGGAAAGAACCTTGTGGAACTGGGCGTAAAAGCCAGTGCAGAGGGCGCAGAAGAGTGGCTGTCCGGCGTTGCCCAGGCGTTTGGCAAGAAACTGACCTATATGTCTGAGAAAGAAATAGGAGTACTGATTAAGGATGAACGCCTCTTTGACCAGTTCCTAACCGGTGCAATTACCAGCGGCATTGCCCAATCCGGTGTCGTGCCCGGCATGAAGGCGGGAAGTTTCATTGAGGCAAATCAAGCGGGACGAGACCTAATAACCGGCTTGACCCAAAATGAGCAGGCGGTAGTGGACAAGGTTTTTGCTGACCGTGTGGCGGAGCGGAAGAAGTCCGGCACGCTTTCTAAAAAGCAGGAAACGGAAATCTATGACAAAGTGCTGGAGGATATTGAGAACGGCAGAATTTCCACGGATACCATTGAGAGCGTTTTGGGTGGGGAAGCCTACAAGGGGTATCAATCCAAGTTGGAGCAGGAAACCAGGCTTAAGGAGCAACAGAAGGCCCTGCAGGCGGAAATTGACGCCTTGCAGGATGCGGATAACATGATTGCCAACAATCGAAAACTCCAAAATGCTGAGGCTGAACTGGAGAAGGTTACAGAGCAGTTAAACGCTATTGACGTCAAGGGTGCAAAATCCAGCCTGTTTGATCAGGTGGACAAACTGACCGCCAAGGATACCAAACTGCGGGAAAGTTACAACGAGAGAGTAAGAAAAGGGCAGGCATTTGAAGCCGACCTAACAAAATACGATGCCAAGCAGCAGGAAACGGTCAAAAAGGCTGTTGAAAGCGGCATCCTAAACAACTCCAACAGAACGCACGAGTTTGTTGATCTGATTGCAAAGATTTCAGCAGACAAGGGCATTCCTTTTGATTTTGCCAACAATGCCAAGTTGAAAGAGTCCGGGTTTGCCATTGACGGCAAACAGGTGAACGGCTTCGTTACGGCTGATGGCGTTACCGTAAATGTCAATTCCGCAAAGGCTCTCAATTCGGTGGTTGGCCA